AGTAACCCAGCTTTCTAGAAGTATAGTCATACTGTGAAGGTGATGTAACTCTAAATCTTTAGTGCTTCCGCATATGTAGCAAGAACTAGATTTAACATAAGCAGCTTTTGCTTTGTCTCTTACCCATTTTACTGGAATCCTGTTATTACTACTCATTTTTTATATCCCATTTTTATTAACCTCCATTCTACCATATCTAATTTCAAAAGTCAAGTACTTTTTTAAATTGTAAAACTATATAATGCGTAACGTAGTGCATCAGCAATATGCGAGTGATCGTCATGGAAGGGACGTTCCTTAAGAAGCGTATCACGCGTATCCCACCTATATTGATCAAGAGCTGCAAGTGTATGTGTACAATGTGATTCAACTAATAGACGATCTTGCTCTACTAAAGATTGTGCATAACCAATACCAGGTAACACAGCTTTCTTAGCTAAAGTAGTTCCGATGTCATAAGTATAAGTTAAATCAGCACCCACCTGAGCAGCAGCAGAATCTATGAATATAATTTCAGTATCCCATTTATCTATTAGCTTTTGTATTGCTAAAGCATGTACCTCAGTAGTTGCATGATTCACGTACTCATCGACTACGTGGAAAGTTCCGTGACCTTCTATATACGCGGGATTCTCACTACCAATAGGTAACACTTCTCCAGATTCAATAATCAACTCTGATCGTAAATACTGATCCATCTCTCTATAAATTACTACTATATATGCAGTAGCATCTTTATATCCAGGATCTAACCCAGCTATAGATTCATCTCCTTTCTCGGAAGAAAAGGGCTTGATACAATCTTTATTAAAGTTAAATATCTGACCTTCAAAGGTATTAAATGAGGCTAGGTACTCTTGTTCAAACTCTGCTTTAGACATAGACTTTTTAGCTTCTGCTACATCAGCTTCTGACATTCTAGGATTTTCATGGTAGTCTGCAGTTATCGAACACCACTGAGGAAAATCACTAGAAAAACCTCTAGAATAAAACTGGGAAAACCAGTTAAGCGAGCCTCTAGGAGTACTAATAAATATTGCTTTACTGCCTATTTTATCTAGAGTAGGTCTAAGCTGAATGTTAAATGCATCTATACCTCCTGAAGCTAAAGCAGCTTCATCAAATATTATTAAATCATAAGATCTACCAACTACTGAATCTACAGTAGTTATTGAACCCATTCTAACGGTAGACTGGTTACATAACTCAATAACTTTATCTTTTAAGTTATCTCTTTCAACTTCTACTTCAAAGTGAGCTATGAAACGTCTTTGTAGTTCAAAAGATATAGCACTAAGATTATAGTTCGGGCTAATAATAAGTACATTACATCCAGGTACTAGGACTACTAACTGAGCTATAATATTACTAATATAAGTCTTTCCTATTCGTCTAGAGAGAGCAGCACAAACAAATCTATACTTAGGATCGTTAATAGCGTTAATAAGAGCTATTTGTGGTCGATTTAAATCATCATAGGCACCTAGAAGCTTTAGGTAATTCTTTATTGGAAGTTTGATGAACCTGTCTAGAAGTGGAAAGTCTACTAGCTCTTCTTTGTTTACGTCGCTTCTGGAGACTTCTAACACGATGGTACCTCTGCAAGTATATCTGTGCTAATATCACTACTCCTACTAGAGGTCCAACTATCATTATTCCTAGACCTAGTAGAAAGGATAGTGGTATAAAGGTCAATGCAGTTATTCTCATTTAGCTCGCCTCCGCCGCCTACTATGAGGCCGTCAAATACATCTAATTCTTCTAATAATAATGTTATACTCATTTTTCACTTTCAATCAATTTCTCTAATAAGTGTGCATATTTATTGCCACTATCATTGATTTGTATATTGGTTTGATTTTTAATAGCTATAGATTCTTCTAGCTTCTTTATTTGGATTTCTTTATCTAGCAAGTCCATGGTCATTTTATGTGACATTACTAAAAGGTCAGCTATATCTTTACTAGAGCCTATCTCGGCCTCATCTAATTCTTTGAACTTGCGTGTAATTAAGGCATCCATAGCTTTACGCATTTTAGTTTTGTTGTTATAACCAACTTCAAAGAATACGTGATTAGTGTAGCTACGAACTTCCTTCCTATTTAAAATACTAGATATTGTATCTATACTTAAGTTAAGTACTTGGGACACTTTTCCTGTATCTTGTAGCTGCAGCCAGCAATTAGCTACCTCTAAGTTTTCTGGAGCTATTTTTAATACTTCTGCGGGGGCGTTCTGCATTTTTGATCCTTTTTTAATATTATACCTATTATATATTAGTACTAAAAGTTTGTCAAGTATATTTTAAAGTTATTAGAGTTTTATTGAGTTTTAACTGATTTTATTACGTTTTTATTGAGTTTTATCTAGTTTTATTGAGTTTTATAAGAGGCAATCGCACGGAGTTGCGCAGCCTCATAGACACCATTAAGTCTTTTCAGAATATTTATAATAATTTACGTGAGGGTGGGTGTACGGGGTCGGGCAAATTCGCAAGTCTCGAAACCGCCCCCTATAGATGCGAATGCTTCTCATTCACAATATAAACTTGACATATAGGCGCGGGATGTGGTAGCAATCAGATAAATTTGACAAGCTGCCGGAATCAGAGTAAGGAATAAATAAAGCTTGACATTTATGGTTATCGCCCGGAGTGGCGCAGCCTCAAGAATGCGAATGATTCTTATTTACTATCGTACAAAGGCATGTTGAAATAGCTTGCACTATCCGTTGAACTCTGTATAATTGAATACATCGAAACATTAAAATAAAGGAGATACGAAAATGGGCAATCTCATACTATATAAAAAAGTTACCTATATGAATAACCTGATTATAAGATACGCAACAATAACGAAAATAACAGCAAAACAAGTTACAATAAGTACAGGCGAAAGGTTCATGAAACAATCAGGAAGGCAAATAGGGAACAATAAAAACTTCATTTGTGGGATAAAATAGAATAACCCTACTTAATGTAAGGTTATTTAAGAATACGAATGATTCTTATTTACTATCGTACAAATGAACGCGAAAAAGCTTGCATACCTGATTCAAACCTGTATAATTGAATACATCGAAACATTAAACCAAAGGAGATACGAAAATGAATCAAATTAAAAATGCAGCAATTACCAGCTTTGAATATATTGATACTCTACAAAAAGAAAAACTAAGATTAATAGATCAATTAGAAAATAACAAAATCACCTTGGTTTTATTTAGGGAATGCCAAAAAGATTTATTAAACAAAATAAAAGCACATGCGGAAGAAGCGGCAAAATTTCTATAACCACATTATAAAAGATAATATATCATTATATAAACCAAAAGAGATACGAAAATGATTACTAGCGAAATGATAGAATACTGTGAAGATTTGGGGAAGGGAAAAATTAAACCCCAATATTTAGAAGCGGGATTATGCACTAATTTTTTGGTGAAATTTGATGAATATATAGAATACTTACTTGATTTTTCAACCTACCCAAATTTTAGCGGATATCCTGCCCTCCCTATAAAATCACCTAATGAGAATGTCGATGCTGTAATGTTTTATATAGAAACAGTTAATAAATGGACAGGTGAATATGGTAATGAGCGAAAAAGATTTTGCTTATGGGTAGCTGAAGAATTGAGAAGGAAAGCAAATGATTAATAAAACACTCGAATTGTTCAGACGCGCTCAAAGCTTAGGAATAAAGGCCAAAATTTTGAAGCCTAGTAATAAAAAATATGGTTCAAGAAATGCACCTCAAAAATTGATTAGCTTGAACGGGGTGCGGCAAAGCTTGGGAACCGCTGAACGTTTTATTATGTCGAGAGAGTTTTAAATTATGTGTGATGAACTAATAGCATTGAAAGATTCACCCGAAATGTCTATGAATGACTACGGAAAACAGATCCGGGAATTTATCCATAAGGAAGGTAATATAGAATGTGACTATTTGAGACATAGAAAAAACATGGAAATTTATCACCGAGGCGCGTTTAATGCACTCAATCAATTAGAACGATCTATAAAAAGGAACACTATACAATGTTATTAACTGAACTAATAGAAAGACTACAGGTATTGTTAGAATCAGCGGGTGATTGTGAAGTACGCATATCAGGCAAGCATATTGATGCTGAAGATATAAAAATAAAAATAACTTGTGATATAGATTTGAATGAAGAAATATTCTAAAAATAATTGAAAACTTCACAAAAACTTCACAATTAGTATGATATACTGTTTTCAGTAGATAAAAATTTTAAACTTTATGGAGACATTGAAATGGGTTCACATCTTATAACTATTATTACTATATGTGCGTATGGTATCCTAACGCTTTACGGTATAGATAAAATAATCTGTAACCAATTGCTAATCATAGAAATGTTAACAAAATGAATCTACATAAATTTAACCTAGCCCGAACAATAACCCTACTAGCAACCACGTTATTAATTTTGGTACTCTTGGAGGTTTACAGATGATGTTTGAAAAATATATTAACTTAATCTTTACGGCTTCAGTTTTATTAATTATGTTATATTGGATTGTATTATGATTAACCAAAATAAACTTGACAAACGTTCAATGGTTACACTAACTTTTTTATATATCCGATTATGTGACATGGCGAAAAACGTTAAATTAACGGAAGAAAGCCGGGGTAAGATTGGCGATTTAATTTGCCAGTTGGATGAATATTTTATTGTAAGAACTCACTTGAAATAATATAATTATATAAAGGACATTTAAAAATGGAAGATGAGAAAGAAACAGAATTAAACTCTGAAGAACTTTACAATAAATGCGTTGAAAAGATTAAAGATATTATGATTGAATTACATGATAAAAAGGCGTGCTTACTAGAAGCTCATAATTCCTTAGAGTACCTACAATTCGAGGTTAACCAACTGGAGGGGGAACTAGAGTACCTGAAGGAAAACAAACTTGACGAAGTAGGCGAGAACTATTATACAAATAGATAACACAGCAACATTAAAACGTGATACACTAACCATTCATTAATAAAACTAGGAAACTAAAAATGACTAAAGCAAAACTAGCAGCAATCCGCGAATACTCAGACGCAGAATTTCAAGCAATCCGCGATTCATACGCAAAAGGTGACGGGCAAACAATTGAAGAAATTGCAGGCACAACACAACGCTCACCACGATCTATCATTGCAAAATTGAATAATGTTCATGACTATGTAAAACCCGTAAAAACAAGTAAAACCGGCTCAACTCAACGCAAAGAGGATTTAGCCGATACGATTGGTGAGATTCTTGAATTAGGTGAAAATGACACTAGCTCCTTACAAAAACCTACAAAACTTGCGCTGGTTGCACTTGTTGCAAAATTTGAAAGCATGGGCGCAATAATACAAAGCTTAACCGATGCCTTAGATGTTTATGAAGATGTAGAACTAGAAGACCTGAATGATAATGAAGCTTTACCAGCAAGTTAAATTTTTCAATACTTAATTTATATTTAGTCATCTTATAATAAGGTGACTAACAAGGGAAATAATGAAAATTAAAAATTTGAACGGCGAAGTAATTTTTTCATCTGAAAAACTAGATGATTTGCAAAATGCTGATTTGCGTTATGCTGATTTGCGTTATGCTAATTTGCAAAATGCTGATTTGCGTTATGCTAATTTGCAAAATGCTGATTTGCAAAATGCTGGTTTGCAAAATGCTGGTTTGCGTTATGCTAATTTGCAAAATGCTAATTTGCAAAATGCTGATTTGCGTTATGCTAATTTGCAAAATGCTGATTTGCAAAATGCTGGTTTGCGTTATGCTAATTTGCAAAATGCTAATTTGCAAAATGCTGATTTGCGTTATGCTAATTTGCAAAATGCTGATTTGCAAAATGCTGGTTTGCGTTATGCTAATTTGCAAAATGCTGATTTGCAAAATGCTGGTTTGCGTTATGCTAATTTGCAAAATGCTAATTTGCAAAATGCTGATTTGCGTTATGCTAATTTGCAAAATGCTGATTTGCAAAATGCTGGTTTGCGTTATGCTAATTTGCAAAATGCTGATTTGCAAAATGCTGGTTTGCGTTATGCTAATTTGCAAAATGCTAATTTGCAATGTGCTGCAATTATTATTAATGGACTTGTTTGGCTGGTCACTATAACGAATGGACATATCCGCATAGGGTGCGAAGCCCACTACTTGAAAAATTGGAAAAATTTTTCAAATGAAAGAATTAACTCTATGGATAGTCAAGCCTTAGAATTTTGGAATGAATATAAAGATTTCATTTTAAGTCAATGTGAAAAAATTACTAAACATGAATAATCTAAAAATTAAGCAACCTGCAAGGCATACACGGAAAATCGCAAGCGTAGTGATATACGACTGTGACGGAGTTTTATTTGATAGCACACAGCGTTATAAAACTATGAATAACCATGATAATAAAAAGGTTATTGACTTGGATCATTGGCGAAAAATGTCACATTTATTTTATCAAGATAAACCCTTGACATTATCGCAAAAATTCAGAAAAGATTTATTAGTAAAATCACGGCTTGTTATTATTGCGACGGCTAGAGAATTTTCCCAAAGTTGGGTTGATTTTATTAATGCTGAAATTGGGGAACCTGATGCGCTTGTTTTTAGGAATGTTAATTGTTCTGAAAAAGGCGCTATTTTAAAAATTTCTGGAATTAAAAAAGTTTTTGAAAATTTTAAATGTCAGAAAATTGAACCGGAAAAAATCAAGATTTATGAGGACAATGCCGAATACTTAAAAACCCTATGCGATCATTTTGGATGCAAAGGGGAATACGTACCAAGTCAACAAGGGTATTAATTATGCTAGCACCTGTACACAATGCAAAGTTACAAACAGCTTTAGATGATAAATTTACCGAATTAACCAAATTGAAAACGGAAAATATGCCAAATAACCCCGATAAAATTGCAATTATAGCCTTCTTTTCTTCAATCAATTTTTTCAGGCTGAAAACGGAAGAAAAACAGCGTGAAAAATTTAACTTAGAAGAAACACAAACAAACTTTTATGATTTGTTTGAGTATCACTTATATGATGTGTTATTTGACGAATTAATAGCACACCACAAAGAACAACAAAAAACAAAGGCAAAACGTGCAAAAAATGCCTTAATCAAGAAACTAAGCCTCCCTGTATCTGCGGGTAATGGTGAGCATGACCATATCATTCAGTACCCCCCTGGACGCTACGTGTTATCATGCGCTCAGAATAATACTAATGTTGATTTGACTTTTTTGGATTCATTAAAAAATTATTGTCTTCATAATAACGCGAAATTGATTATAGCTAAAATGCCCTATAATAAGTCCGGTTTTCAGCAACCCGGACACGCGGAAGATTTATGGTATGATCCATTGGTAGCACCTTTTTTAATAGATGAACAAATTGCGCTTGGCAGTAACTTCCAATTCATAGGTAACGCTAATGTGATACCGACGGCAAAGAACCCTTTATCAAGCTTTGAAGGCGTAACTAATCCGGGCATACATGCAATTATTCCCGCTTCAAAAATTGCGTTAAAATCCACGGCAATGTTGAAAAATGCTAAAACTAAGTGCCTGTTAGCTACTGGCACACTAACGCAGCGAAACTACATTATGCGTAAAGCGGGCAGCGTGGCAACAATTGACCATAATATTGGTGCGTTATTTATTGATACTGAAACGGGAGACTTCCGCCACCTGGAACAAATGGGCGGGTATGATTATTTTTATGACTTGAATACGAGGTACGATTCAGAAGGTTGTATTGAAGGCGTAGGAAGTCACATTGAAGCTCTGCAATTAGGCGATATTCACGCGGAAAAGATGGAAGAACAGAACATGTTGAAGGCGCTTGATTTAATCGCCACATTAAAACCTTTAAATTTAATTATTCACGATTTGCTTGATTTTAGTTCAAGAAATCACCATAACATCAAAGATTGTACCTTCATGCACAGACAGCACAAAAATAATGAGAGTGTTGCTAATGATATACGAAAAATGACGGGTATTCTAGACTCATTAATTGAAGCATTGCCGATAGATTCACAGGCGCATGTGATAGAATCCAATCACGACTTGGCTATCAATACATGGCTAAAAAATGAGGATTTTAAAACAGACCCGCAAAACGCTATAACTTATCTTTCATGTATGCTTGCTTTATACCAACACCAGGAAGAGTGGGAAGAACCCTTTAATATGCTGGACTATGTTTATGGTGAAATTGGTCAAGGTGAGTATGGTACGAACAAACTAACCTTTCATACAACAGATGAATCTGTTATTATTGCGGGTGTCGAAATGGGTTGTCATGGCCATAATGGTGTGAATGGTGCTAGGGGTAGTGTGGCAAGCTTTAGAACGTTAGGGATTGCCATGAATACCGGGCAT